GTGTGAGAATGTGTGGTCCATTACAACGGCAAAACATTTGAACTGGATTGAAGACTGGGCCGGATACCCTAGAAAACAAAACAGACTAAAACGTGATGAGTTCAAAGAGGCCCTAGCGAAAGCTAGAGGCCCGGAAGAAGAAAACTCAAATGACATGCTGAAAACTACATCAATGGTTTCAATGATGTTTGGATTATTAGCAACGGACAAAGACAAAGAGCTAGCGCAAAAGAAAAGATTTTTTGAAATTGCGGGCCTAACTTTCCCGGAAGATTGGGACAGTCTAAGCAATGAAGAAAAAGAAAAAAGAATAAAAGCGGTTGAGCAATTCGGTCTTAAAAATGAGGGGGCAAGAGCATAATGAAAATAAACAAAGATTTAGATTTTTTAAGATTGCAATGCAAAAAATTAAAAATGTGTAGAAGCAATCGAAAAATTTATTTCAAAAATATACGTCAAGATATGGGATCAGATCCATTTTTAGACTGGCATAACAGAACACTCAGTGTGGTTATGACTTATGATAGTTCAACTGTAGGTTGTAACACTGGAAGCGTTTATGAGGCGCTTCCAAACCTGAGCCAACAAGAAGGGACATTTGAATAATGGAAAAGGGATCAGCGGAAATAAAAATAAAATTGTGGAATGGTAAAATCAAAGTTACTCACGGTACATGTAAATCAACTCTAGCGGAATGGATCGCGAGCAAAGGGGATTGGGATAAGCTGTGGTCCAAAATAGAAAAAATGGTAAAAAAAAATAATGGAAGGCGGGCCGGGTGGAAAGATTTTTCAGAGGATTAGTTTAGAATTATTCTAAAGTAACTATACACGTGTAGGTAGAAAAAAAATGAAAAAAAAATTATTTTATGTATTGACTATCTTATTTGCATGGGATATGGTGGGTTATGTTTAATAAATTAATAAATATAAATACAGGAGAAAAAACAATGAATGAAAAAATAAACTTAAAAGACCAGTACGGAAGACCTTCAGAATTTGCGTTAACAATAGCAATGGAAGGAATTAAAAACGAGATCATAAAACTTAAAGAGCAAATCGACAATGGAGAAATTGTAGGGGATAAGAAAAAATACTTACAGGCATTGTTCAATCTTAATAATAAAATGATTGCGGATTATGATAGCAAGGGCGGAGACGCAACGGGTTATCACCTAGAGTTTGAAGAAGATAAAAATGATCCATTAAAAATATGGAACTGGATCTACTAAACAAAATTCAATTGGGGCGGGTCACCCGCCTCATTGAGCTAACAAAAGAAAACATAAAAAAAGGAAAAGAGGATAAATATATGATGGATATAGAAACAATCGTTGCTTTAAACAAAGAGCAAGGAAGAAAATCAAAACGGAATGCAATCAAGCCTGTAAGGTTTGAGGAAGAAGATATAGAACAAGCTAAAGAGGGATCTGTTACACCGTTACAAAAAATCGTAAATCTTGGGGATCATGTTCCTAAAGGTTGGAAAAGGTTTAACACAAAAACAATCGCGGACAAATTAAATCTTCCGTTTAGTTGGAAAATTTTAAACAATGGAGGTTTATTTGTAGATAGCTCAGGTCTTGGATCAGACAATGAACCCGCTTTATCAGTAAACCAATTTTTAAAGATGATTTCAAAACTTTATGAGCTTAAAAAAGATTTGGGTTTTGCAATTTGTTCAGAGGGTCAATTCCAATTAACGGTTGGAGTATATGAGGAGAATAAATAATGGATAACTTTACAGCAACGGGAATTGCAGAAGGTTTTATTGAGTGTGATGATCAAGAGGAAATATTGGAAGCTTGGCAATATTTAATTGATACGGGCCTGGCCTGGAGTTTACAGGGTTGGTTTGGAAGGACCGCAGAAAATTTAATTGAGCAAGGTTTATGTAAACAGAGGGAGGATAAATAATGAAAATAAAAAAACCAAATCATTTTGCAGTAGAAAATATTATGTTTTACGCAATGGACGAAGATAACGAAATAATAACAAACGAAAAAGGGGAAGAAGTAATGTATCAAATTAAAGAAGGTATAAGATTTAAACCTTTAGAATATTTGTGTGAGGATATGGACCCGGAAATAATGGAGGAAATAAAATAATGAAAGCAACATTATTAATAACACTATTTTTATCGCCAATATATTTAATATTTTGGATAATAAGAAAATTAGATAATTTAGAGACGGATAAATGGAGACAGGACCAGTTAACAAAATCATTTAACAGAGCAAAAGGGGAGGATAAATAATGACGAAAAAATATAGTTATACTTATGAGGAGTATTCACAAGATACTAGGAGCTATGAAATAGCGAGTGATGTAATGTTAACGGAGGAGGAAATTCAAGACATTGCATTGGGTTGTAGCCTAACAGACGGATACACTTATGAAGGAGGTGAGGCCGGGAAAAGATTTAAGGCTACATTTAAAGGAACTGAATTTGGTGATGATAGCCAAACTGAATATGGTGGAGACGAAATAAAACAAACAGATGAAGACGGGGAGGAGGAATAATGGCCACAATATTTGAACCGCTAACTGATAGCAACATTAAACAAATTAATAAAGACGGTTATTACTGGGCGCAAGGAAATTGTGTAATGTGTAATTTCGGGGACACAAACACTAGAACTTTTTGTATGTGTGTTAATCATAAAGAAGCAAAAAGGGTAGCCAAAGCAATTAATTTATTAGAACATTTGGAGGAATAATGAGCAAAGAAAAAACATGGCAGTGGGATCGAACGAGAATAATATTAAAGAACCCAAATGATGAAGATGTTGTTTTAACAAGTGAAGATTTAAATGATGAAACTATGAACTGGATTTTTTTAGATATCGAGGAGTATGTTCACAAAGAAGGAGGGAAATTAGAATGAACGATCAAACAAGACATAGAATTGCTGAGGTCATATCGGAAAATCACGCAAAGAGATATGAAAACGAAACACGGAAAAAATTTGAAACATGGTTGGAAGATTGTCCCGTCATGTATGCAAATAGGGGAACGGACGACCCTAATTACGTCCAGTACATATTTAACTTACAGAGAAGGAGAAAATAATATGTTTTTAATAATAAGAGAGCAAGAGTTTGAAAATATGGAGAGTAGTTTTAGAATTGTTGGACAATATAAAACTAAAGAAGTGGCGGAGGAAAAACGAAAAGCTTTTAGAGTGATTGAGGACAAGGGGGATACACATTTTTATATTTGTGAAACCCCTTTAATTTTAAAAAACGAAGTAAAAAAATAGGGAGGAAATATGTCAACAAGAAGTAATGTAGCAGTAATGGATCCGGTGGATAATAAAATAAAAGTGATTTATGTTCATGGAGACGGGTATCCTGACGGAGTGGGAAACTGTCTCTTGAAATATTATAACACTTTTGAAAAAGCAAACGAACTTGTAAATAAGGGGAGTGCCTCGTATTTAGATGAAACCCTAGAAGGTTGTAAATTTTATGGAGGAGATGAGGAGGGTTGTAAAGAATACAGTAATGAGTTTAATTACATGTACGATATGAGAGGAGACATCATGATTGAGTATATTTATTTATTCAAAAACAATAAATGGTATGTATCAAGTATGAAAACCTTAACTAAAAAACCAAAAGATCTTTATGATAACTATTTGGCATATAACACTAAATTTATACCAATAGAAGAACATGAGGAATATACAGCGCCCAAAGAACTAAAGCATGGCGAAGTAAAAATGGTTGCTAACTTAACTAAAATGTTAAGTGAAAAGTTTGGGGAGGATAATATTATTTCTCAAGGGAGAAAAATTAAGAAATTGAATTAATAAAATTGGCCTAGTCGAGGGGGTCTGGTATTTTATCCTGAATGCCTATAAATGTTCGATTACCGCTTTTGTTTGTACTCGTTGTGGGGTGGATAATTGTAAACAAACATTTAACCTCGACTAAATTTTTTGTATCTTTACTATAACACTGTTTGGAATAATTGTAGTATTTCCTATTTCTTCAATCTCACCTTTTTCATTTGCAGAATAATCACCAAAAATTCTTGTGACCCCTTTTGCCTGAGATAACAAATGGCCCTTAGTAACACAAGTTGCTAAATTAGATTTCAATAATTGATCAATAGATTGCCATGAGCTGTCGGATAAAATATCGAGCCATGTGCAAGAAATCATTGGATATCTGTCTTGCCAGTTTTTAGCTTTTTTATTTACTGTTATTTTTCGTTTTGACACTAACTACCCCCACACTTGATTTTAAATGTTGGTTATGTTTTTCATTAAAAACTTTTACCCAATCACTAAAACTATTAATTTTCAATTTCTTTGATCTCGGTTGTTTCCGCTTCAATTGTTTTAGCATTGTATCCGTCTATTTTAGTTGATAATTCTTTTAACTTATTTTCTAATTCATCACGGCTCATTCCTTCAAGGCCCGAAACAGTGACCTCTCTCTTATCAACATACATGCCCGCTAACTGACCGGATCTGTATTCAGCTTGGACAGATACATTAAATTGTTTATTTTTCTCAGCTTCTTTTGATAACTTATCTAATCTTCTAAATCTTTTTAATTTATCTTTTGAAAACTTATTAACTTCTTCTTCATATTTTTTATCTAAATATTTTGCTATGTGAGGATTTAATCTTCTGTTTAATAACCTTGAAGCAATTGCAGAATAATCAGTCGGATTTTTGCAATCGTATTTTGCTTGCTTGCAAGCGTCCGCATAAGAAATTTCACCCCAGTTTGCAACGAGTATATCTACAAACAATCTTTGTTTTGGAGTTAAGTCTTTATCGGATCTTTCTATTTTTTTTATCTGGGCCATATTTCTACTATATAGATTATTTTAACACATTATAACACCTCTAAAAAGTTGCGAAGGGTATCTCTTTAAGTAATATTACTTGCTAGGTGTCCCTGAGGGACACCATAGGGACACCAAAGGGACACTATAAAAACGTACTTAAAGCATTGTTATTATTATATTATTTGATTAGAGGGACACGAGGGACACCATATTTACCCTATGGGGTACTTTTTCTTTATCAGGGGTCTGTATAATCTATATAAGAGAATATTTCTCGGGGCCTGGGGAGGATAAATTCTCGGGGTCTGGGGAGGATATTTTACCCCTTAATCGCCCATATAACCCTTTTAAGCAGTCTCGGGGCTTGGGGAGGATAAATTGTTTACTGATCCGTTGTCCTGTGCTATAAATGACTTAAATAGTGTTTATCATTATTTGCTCTCTTGCCCCTAAGGTTTTTTTTTCATTTATGTTTTTTCTTATTAACCTTGGGGGCTTTTTTTATCCCCTCGATACTCTTAATCTCTTTTAAAATTTTTCTACGCTGTGCCTTTTCCTCGCTAGCTCGATATTCCTTATACAACCAACGATATCTAAGCCAT